CGGCTCTGGTAGCTTTTGCCAATGAGTGATGCCATTTAGCCTATAATCATGTGGTGAATCTTCAGTGCTCCAATTCCATAGTTCATATCCACCAGTACAAAATGATGGAAGATCTCCTAAAACACCAGACCATGCTAGTATTGGCCCGTCTTGCTCCGGCAATTTATCCTTCACGCTAATCCAACTCATGCTTCCTCCTTCGGCGGCTGGGGTAGCTCTTGCCAGTGGGTGATCACATCTGACCAATCCCAATCAGTGTGCATATCATACCATTTGTTGCTTTTTGGATCGTACACTGCAACGAAACATGAGGCAGGAATGGTTGGCCCATATCCAAAAGCTAAATAATCATTCCACAACTCCGGCAGCCTATCCTTTACGCTGATCCAACCGTTCGAATTATTCGAAGAGTTGTCGGCTCCTAGCAAATGCTCAGTAGTCAGTATCCCCGCATCACTTAGCTTAGTTTGCAGCCGGTCTATTTCCGCTTCAGCTTCCTCTAGTGCTGCGTGTGCGTGTTCCTGTGCTGCTTTGTAGCCAGCAACATATCCTTCTTTTTTAAACTCTATTACATATTCGTCACGAAATGGCTCTTCATTCCAACCACTTGTTTCAATCCATTCCTCTCCCAACTCTTCAGGTGTTTTCATTAAAATATTCCTACCATCTTAACTTTTATTTTTTCCCAAATACGAGCATGCCTTTGTTCTTTATCGGGCGGTAATTTGTTGCGCTCTTCTTCTTCTCTTTTGCGAATGTCAACTATTACATCGGCAATCTCTTGATCCGTCACTTCGCATCCAGCTTTATAACCAGCGAGGAAACCAGCATTGTAACCATACATAGCGCAAGTGTTAGCAAGACTATGCTTTGTAGTAGAGCTTTTTATCCATTCTGCTGCCGCATCTGCGGCTATTTCTTCTAGTTTTTTACTCATTTTTTGTCTCCTCAATGGCTTTAGCTAACATATCTGACAACAACGTCTTTTTTTCGCCTTTCAAAGTTAGTGTAAAATCTACGCCTTCTAAAAAAGCTGATGTTACTGCTTCTATTCCTATTCTAGCGCCAAGCGCAAAACAACATCCTTGCCAACGACTAGCGTGTTGCTTTGCTGCTTTGAAAACGAGAGATTCTAATTCATCAAGCCCTTCTTCCCATAACTCTTCAGGTGTCTTACTCATATTAAACTTCCCAATCCTATTCCCAGTATTAAAAACATTATATTTTTAAACGATATATAACTTTTATGAACAGAAGCTCCATCTTCAAATCCTATACTCCAGCCAGCAAAAAGCGGATGAATTGGGTCAAAACCAACATCTTTAACAGCGATATTTTTTTGTTTTAGCCATTGTGTATAAGCCTTTTCCATTAACTTGAGCTTTTCTTCAGGTGTCTTACTCATCTTTTACCTCTCAAATGATTCCATATCCCACAGCTTATCCTGAGAGACGAACCACGCCTCTTTAAAACCGCCAGGATTAGCTTTAACGCCTTTTTCTAATGCCAGATAGCCTTCGAGCCAGCCCAACAATTTAACGCTACAGCGGCTCACATAGGTGAGTATGTAGCGCCTATCTGTTGGGTCATTATCTCTAATGACTAGCTTGCCATCCTCTTTTCGCACTGCCCTAACCTCTACATCACGCCCCACGTCTGCTACGTCCTTAAACGTGCCATGCGTTAGCTTTACTTTTTTGCCTAGCCACTGAGACACTTTAAGCTCTGCTAAAGCTCCTACAGTGTGAATTTCTAGCGCATCAAGTACCGACTTAACGGGTATTCTATCCTTGCAGCCTAATAGCTCTGCTTCGTACTGCCTAACTTCGGCAGCCTTTACAGCTACAAGCATTTCCTGGAAGGTGTAGGGCAGTGTAATCATACTTAAAACGGGATATCGTCGATGTCTTCATGCTTTGCTGTGCTGGGCTTCCCGTTAAAACCACCCGACGCCATGTGCTCAGTATTATGCTCTGCCCTGTTGTGAGCATAGCTAACGGCCTGCTTCAAAAGCTCAATTAAGCGCTCTGCGTCCTCTTTGAACAGGTATTTACTCTCCTTATACTCGCCTGAGTTCTTATCCTTATACGTCTTGCGGATAGTGATGCTCATACCACCGTTTCTGGTTTCCCAGACTGCTACGTCTACGCCTTTATCTCTGAAACTCTGTACTGGCTTATTCATGCTTTTCTTTATCCTTTTTATTGTTGTTTCTAGAACACTATTAAACTTTACAAATGGTCTACTGTTTTGATAATCTGGCCTCCTCATATATTCTCACCCGTCGCATGATTTTCATTGTGCGGCGGGTTTTTTATGTCATTGATTACATCGAGTGCCCACCTAAGTCCGTCTAACTGTCCTCTTTCAAAGTCAGATAGGCGTTCTTCAGATTCAAACCCGTCTAGCAATCTGTTTATTTCCTTTTCAACGCTGTTTAGCTCTAAACCAGTTTCCAAGTGCTTCATTGACTATACTCGAAATTGTTATTTTGTGTTCTGCACTATATGACTTCAAACAGTTGACGTAGTGTTTTTCTATTATCATCGTATAACGCTGCGCTCCTTCTCTGCAGGCGTCCGCTCGCTTCTCTTGTATTACTTTGATTATCTTTTTCTTTTTCATGTACTACCATCCTTAATCGTGTTGTTAATCGTAATCGTTTAGCTTTGACTTGCTTGTTCATCTTTCACATCCTCTGTGATCGCTTGTGTTAATCGTTGAAGGCGTATTGACGACCGCCAGACGGTTCCATACAGGTGTTTGGCTTCGCAGTTGTTCAAGTATCTTTCCCCTGCTGGCCGTTGATCCTCTGGTAGCAAGCTTAGGTCGTAGAAGGTGGTCTGAGCTTTACGTCGTGGAGCGTCAAACGGTTGCACTTCTACAACATCACCATGGATTAGCGGGTCAATTGGCGGTGCCTCGTATGGCTTAGGCGGAGCAAACTCTGACGGCATTTCTTCTTGCGTATAGAGTCCGCCTAGCTCGTTTATAAACGCCTCTCTAATAGCCAAACTTTTGGCGCACTTTGAAAGCATTATACTGGGCATCGTTTTCCATATCGGGGTTTGCTTACCGTACTCAGTCATGTACGCCGTAGCTATGCTAGGAAAACGGCGGTCCTTACGGTAAACCTTCGCCGTTGAACTCACTAATGCCTTACCATCCCACTCGAATGTAACTTCCATCCCGTCAAACTGTGGGTGACTGTTTGCTATCTTTAGAAACCCGTTAATGCCTGTCATTAGCTGGAGTCTACCCCCTGCCTTGATAGCCCAGATTTCCTTCGTGGCAGGGTTAAGCCCTGTAGCTCTGCACATTTCAGCAAACAGCATAAACTCAGGGTCGGTAAGACCTGGCGCTACTGTATTACGGAGCGTGTTTAGCATCTCGAAATTATTTGTTGTTGTTAGTTCTTTGCTCATATTTCCTCTTATCCATGTTTATTTCTTCATCTGTTGTGTCGGTTACTTCCCAGTCAGGTAATAGCACCATCCTTGGACCTGTATCGCTTTCACAAAACTCGCATTCAGCCTGTTCAAAACCGCCATAATTAAAATGCGGATCTGTTACTGGCTGCACATTGTAGCACCAGGGGCAGCACATCCATCGTCTCATAATTCTACCTCGTATTTGTCAGGTGTAGCGTTAAACACGCAATCGTCAATTTGCTCTAGTAGCAGTTCTGATGGTTGCTGTGTTTCTTCGGATAGCTTGTTCCAGCCTTTTATCGGCTCAAACGATAATCGACCATCATCTTCCTTGCGCGCTTCCACGTCAAAGATAGTGCCGTTCTCGTGTTGTAGCCTGTAAAAAGGATATGACAGCGAAATTAATCTCATATATTCCTCCCTTGTTAGGTGTGTGTGTGGACAGTATCAGTATACAGTAGACAGCGCCAGTACCTTTTTTGCATATTGTTGACCTTCGCTGCACTTAACTCGCCCACAATTGTAAACGGTTAGTGCTCTACGTAAGTCCCCATGCTGGTCTAGTTCTTCTCTCAGTATCTGAGCGCCACATCTTAGGTTTGTTGTCGCATCCCATAAATGATCGGCGTCAGGTAATCCGCATCGCCTAGCATTGAATGGCATAATCTGGGCTATCCCCCTGGCACCGACTTTTGAGACGGCTTTGGGGTTGTAAGCACTCTCGACTCTGACGAGAGCCTTGAGCACTTTACGCGATAGCCCATAAGCATCTGCGGCTCGCTCTACTTCTGCCTCCAGTAAGCCCCTAGAAGCCTCTATAGGACGCTTAAGCAAACGCGCCTGATGGTAAACTAGGGTCTCTGGTAGCGACGTGTAGCAAGCCATTAAGACCAGGGCAGCGACTATCCAGCCGCTACCCTGTTGCTCCTGGCTCACTTGCGACGCCCTACTGTTGCGGAGACTGCTTCGGTTGGGTCATCGCCTAGCACATAGACTCTGACGCCGATGATGCAGGTAACTACACCGACGAAGAACGCCACATGCAACACAGTGACAGCGATGCCCGTAGGCGTGAAAAGTAGTTCTTTGATTGTCTTCATATAATCTCCTTAAAACTCCTCAAATGCGGCTTGCAATAACGCTATTTTATGCACTAGTGCGCCAAAACTCTTTTGCACTGCTAGCAGGTCACTACTAAGAACGTGAAGTTCCGCTACTGCTTCCTCCATGATGTTATCAGTGACCAACTTGGTCATGCCCTTGTCTTTAGTTGTGTGAAGTTTATTTTTTTTGCTGGATGTTTTTGTCTTCATATATTCCCTTACTTTAAGTTTTCCACAGGTTGTGAACAGTCAGCCCAGAGGTAGCATTTCAGTGGTACATTATGGGTTTGTTGCGATTCCTGGCGTTGATCCACTCTGGTTATCCACACCTTTCCACCTGCCTCAATACCGGTGCAAGCCGATAAGCATGACAGGACGAGTCCTAATAATCCTAAAAGTATCTTTTTCATATATTCCCTTTTCATTTACACGTTAAACTACCAACCTAGATCGAAACCCTTCATAGGCTGACCGTTAGCGCCGTTTGGAACGATGCGCTGGACGGTCTCTTGCCCTGTCAGGTCTCTATCAAAAATATTTACTTTCTCCCTCGTGGTCGTAACCACGCTATAGCCTGTGCCCCATGGTCCATTGTCCTGCGGGACTGGTAACACTGGCTGAACTGGTAGACCGTACGATGGTGCTACCTGTTGCGGCGGGAGCGGCTGCAAGCCTAGTGATTGCCGCAAGGCGTCCAATGCTGGGTTACCTGACTGAGCCAAGGCTACGCTTGGCATAAATGCTAGTGCTATTAGTATTTTTTTCATGATGTTCTCCTTTAGTTATCCGCTATACCAATTTTCCCAGTATTAAATCTTTTAAGCATGTAAATCTTTCTTCCATATCCAAAGTTTTGCGCTGCGCTACGTTTACATAATGTTTCAAGGCTTCTAATTGCTCTTCCGTAGAGATATGAATATCCATATCAGTATTTTGCGACTCCTCTTTTTTGTGCTTATCAAGGTAGGTGCTTTCAATAACAAAACTGTAGCCATCTCCTCTTTCGCAAATAGCGTTCCCTATTTCGTTAAGTGCTTCCTTGTAGTCGGAAAACACCCCTTGAAGTAACTCTTTTCCGGTTTGTTTGTTTACTAAAAATGCTATGTAAATTGGTTTCATAAATAACCTAGTTAAACTGTTGTAAATCGTTGAATTATATTTTCTGCGTCCCTTGCAGCGTCAAACTTACTTATTCGCACAATGCCGCTCCTTTCTGTGACTGTTTTTATTTCGTTTTCATAGAAAGAAACATTTGCTTCAAAGTATTCATTCCCATGCTTATCAATAATTGGCTTCAAAATTACGCCTGCAAAAACACCTGGTTGTCTTGTTGGGATTTTCTTCATAATGTTGCTCTCCTTTATATTTCCTCGATTGGTGGTGTATTTTTCCATTGTTTTAAGCCTTCGATAGTATCGGGTAATGGCTCCGCATCCTCTTTTAAGTAGCAGTTGGCACCCATAAACCCGATGCCATGATAGCCTTTACGCAACCATTCTTGATCCCAAGTCACAGGTGGCTTGCCTACTTTTTTATAGAAAGCAAGCAATCCAAGCCTGAGCTCCTTATAGTCGTTAAAACACAGCCAGACCGCTTCGGGCTGATTATTTCCGACTGTGTTTAACTCTATAAATGCTTGTACTTTTTCTTCTACTGTCATTTATTAAGCCTTTAATGAGGGGGTGTGCTTATCAGCAGGCCAGTAAACGTGGCTTGGCTGATCTGGCCTATCAAGCGCAATGGCTCGCAAGGCGAAATTAATCATGGTGTAAAGCTCGCTTGCAGAAACTCGCTCATGTCCGAAAGGATGCTTTTCGCCATGCGCCATAATCTCAACGATTATAAAGCCGCCATAACAGCGAGCATAATCAAGCGACCATGCTCCAACGTCTTTGTAATCAGTAGCGACTCGCTTGCCCAATGCATCACACAGAGCTTTAAAACGTGATTCAATAATTTGTTTGCTTACTTTCATATATTCCTCACTGTGGCTTAATTGCCTGTTTTCCGACCGTAACATATACGATGCCCTGTGGACAGTAGTATTTTCGGAATATTTTTAATTTTCTTGAGGGAATGTTGCCAGAGGAGTATAACTGGCTGAAACAATAAAAAAACGCCTCCTCACTTTGGACGGTAAAGGAAGCGTTTTGAAGGATGAACAAGATGGAACATACCAAAAAACACCGCATTGGCATAGTGGATTTTAGCCTAGTTGATCAAGGGCTCTCCCACCTCGAGGCTCTCGTTTACCAATATGTGCAGCGTTTTGAGAAAAATAAGCGTCCCTGCTTCGCCAGTATTCCTTACATAGCCTCAGAGTTGAGACTTTCGGAACGTAGCACCAAGCGCCACATTAAGCGCTTGATTGCCATCAATATGCTAAGAGAAACAACTAAGGGGCGAGGCCGATACCTCAACACAACCGGTGCCAAAATGGCCCCAATGAATGGTGCCAAAAATGTCACGACTGGTGCCAAATTGTCCTCAGACTGGTGCCAAAATGGCACTAGTGATCGGTGCCAAATTGGCCCCCTACCATTAGAAGTATTACCAATAGAAATATACCAAAAAAAGGTACCACCAACTCAGACCTCTAAAAACCAAGAACACCTATCAGCTCATGAGCGTGAGAAATTAGAGTTTTTTGAAAATACTGGGATTGAGTGGGATGAAATACCTGAGTAGGGCTTATAAAGCCCCAGGATGCCCAAGGTTAAACGATAATGGGGCGGGGTAGGGATACCCCAAGGCTACGAAGAAAACGCAACTACGACCGTTTCGGAGCTTTTGGCAATGGCACCCAGTATTCTATCCAAGCTATGCCACCTTCTGACCAAGTATCTTCACCATAGTAGAACGCAGTCATGACGCCTTCGTCGGATGAAACTAGGCAAGCGGTATTTTCAGGCGGCATGTTAACCTTAGCGTCAATCCATTCTCCAACCAGTAGCAGGTGAGAGTTTTGTTGAGTTGCTAACAGATAACCATCCCTAAGCCCATTAGCCCTACCCTGGTGATAGCCCTGCTGGTAGCCTTCCGTATTTACCCAAGCATCATAAGAATCAACATCTAGATTATTTGCTTTAGCCCATTCAGTAGCCAAGTCTCTAATTTTTGTCATTTCTTTTCCTTTACATACCAAGCTGGGATAGCATAAAGCAATTCATCCAAGACATGCCTTTCACTCTTAAATGCGCTAGGACTATCTCTCCAAGCTAATAACTTATCCCAGTATGCGTAATCTTCTGGCGTAGCCTGTTCTTTTGTTGGTATCCCTGCCGATGTCCCATTATCATTTAACGGAGGCCGGTAAGGGTATTTTATTTTTAGGTTTAACTTTTTAGGCATGTTGATTGTAAGGTTTAAAGTTATTATTTTCTAGGTAGCTAATAAATGCCTGTTCAGTGGATGATGCGTTAATAGTCGGAATCCAAGCGTAGCTAGCCCCGTCACTTAGCAATTTACCAAAATGAGGCTTAAAATTAGCTGTGTAAACAGGATATTGTTTTAAGTAGTAATCATTGGCAGTAGCAATATCGGATTGAATTCGATGTTCAATTTTCCACTTTAGTTGATCCGCTTTCCACTGAGCATCTAACTTTTTTTGATTCTCAAGTGCGGTAGCCTCAGCTAGTATTTTTTTAGCTGATTTCCCTACGCCATTACGCTGAGATAAGATAGCGGCACAATCGACACCAACTCTAATAATCTCTAAAGTATTTTCGTCATTTTCCCATATTTCTAAAGCTACTGTACGCTTTAGTCCCTTACGGCCGCAGCAATCACAAATAGTTTGTTCGTCATTTATGCCTAAGACTTTGTATTTTCTCATATATCTTACCTTGCTATAAACAGATTATTCCAACTATTGCCGCTACCAACGGCGATATTATGCTTAAAATGCAATCGAATTGGTTCATATGACTACTCCCAAGTGTAACAAAATAAACCATCGGCCAGATTTTCCGGTGTTGGTGGATGATATCGCTGCACATCATATCCTGCCCCGTCATTGCATGGTCGGTATTCTAGAATCGATCCGTCCTGTGCCATGAGATAACCAAAAAAACCTCTTTTAGCATTTTCGATTGTCTCAGACTGAATTGTTGCGGCATCAAGCTTAGTGCCTAGCTTTACTAGCGATCGATTGATTTTCTTTAATTGTTTATTGCTCATATAGTCATCCTCTTGCTTATAAGCTAAATGGCCTAGTAATAACTTCTTTACAGTCGGCCGATAGATACGTCTCACCTTCTGGTATTTCCCAATAACCAATGACTGTATTAAAGCATGGATCTTGCTGTCCTCTAGTTTCATAACCTGTGACTAAGTGTAAAGAGCCGTCATCGCACCAAACTCTAGTGCAGCTTTTAAGTATTCCGTTACGCTCTAAATCCGCTTTAAGAGCAGCAATAATTCTTGATCCATGTATTTTAGTTGGCTTTTTGCTCATATATTCTCCTGTAATTACCTTAATGCTATGGCGGCTATGGTCCCGAACACTAAAAAGAACAAGCCGGCAATCCATACCGCTGTAAAAATATCTTCTGCTATCTCCGACCATTCTTCTCTCATATATTCTCCGTAGTTTAGTGACTCGAAATTTTCGAGGCCTCCCAACCTTAACAGATAAGATGTCATTGTGTACAGTAAGATTCGTATAAAAGTAGCAATAACTTGAAAAATATTTTAGGTGTAGTGTAATCAGCTACT